GGCTGCAGGCACAATCAGGAAGGGGAGTGCCCGCAGCCGTTGCTACCGCGTTGCAGGAAACAGCAGCGCCGCCCGAACTGCAAAACGCGGGAGTTGTTCCATCGCGGATGCAAGCGGAGCCGTCACATGATCTCGTCGATCGCGGCCATCCACGTCGGACTCAAGCAGCTCGGCATCAGCGAGGATGACGACAAGCGCGCCCTCTATGCCCGCGTCACCGGCAAAACCCGGCTCACCCTCATGAAGCCGGCCGAACAAGAAGCCGTGCTGGGCGAGCTGCGTCGCCTGGGTTTTGCCGCGGCGCCTCGCCGCGCTGACGGCCGCCAGCAATTAACGGGCAAGTTCGCGAAGAAGCTCCAGGCTCTCTGGATCGGCGCCTGGAACCTCGGCCTGGTCGACAACCGCGATGATGCCGCCCTGGTCGCCTTCGTCAAGCGGCAGACCGGTCTCGACCAGGTGCGTTTCCTCCATCACGCCGACGATGCCCGTAAGGTTGTTGAGGCGCTGAAGAGCTGGATGCAGCGCGAGGCGCGGGTGATGTTCGGCAACCTGAACGGCCAGGACTGGCTCGCGGCCGATGGCGCGAAGATCGCCTGGGCGCAATGGCGCATCCTGAACCCGGGTGCCGACCTGATCGCGCGTAAGGGGTTCGACCAGTCGGTCTTCACAATCCTCGGCCAGCCCGCCTGCATGCTTCAAGACCTGAAGCCGAAGGAGTGGCAGACGGTCATGAACGAACTCGGACGGCGGATTCGAGCCGCACGAAAGGGTGGCGGATAATGGCCCAGCGCGTCGCGCCGCTTCCTCTGTTCGAGAGAGAGACGTTGAAGGCCATTCAGGAGGAGCGTGAAGCCCTCCTGAAGAAGCTCCAGCGCGGCGGCGTCGATGCGCACACGAGGATGCGGCGCGAGGACAAGCTCAAAGCTCTGACGGCGCGCCAGATCGAAATCGAGGGCATGCTCGGGATCGGAGAACGGCGTGGCTGATCACTCTTCCGATCGGGCGTGGATGACGCCTCTCCTCAACAGCATAGCCGACGCGGCCGGAGAGCGCGCCGCTGTGATCCTGGCCCGAGAAAAGGGCGGCCAGCAGATCTACGTCCCCGAACGGGTAACCGCCGACCACTGGCTTGTGGCACTGCTCGGTATCGATGCGGCCACCGCTCTTGCAGCCGCTTTCGGAAGCCGTAAGATAGTCATCCCGATCGCGCTCATGGGCGATCAGAGGCGTCGCGCGGCCGCGATCGCCGAACTGCTGGACAAAGGTTACTCGATAAACGCGATCGTTCGCATCACCGGCGTATCTCGAACAACGGTGCGAGAGCACGCCAGGCGGAAGAGAGATGACCGTCAAGGGTGCCTCTTCTGACCACCGGGTAACGGAAGCGACCGCCCGACAACTCCAAAATCACGATTGATAGTCCTTCCAAGCTTGCCGATTCATTCGGGCAACGCTCTGGGGACATCCATGACACAGACGTTTGACCAGTGGGTCATCACCCGCTTGCGCGCGCACGGGGCTTATGCCGGCGCGCTTGACGGCGCTCCGGGCCGGAGCATGATCGAAGCCATCCGCATCTTCCAGCGGGCCGAGGGCCTGCCGATGACCGGCATGGCGAATGAAGCCACCGTTAATGCGCTGCGCCGCGCCACCAAGCCCTCAGGGACTGCTGTCGAGGCTCCGAAGGTGCCGGCCGAGCCGATCTGGATGCGGGAAGCGCGGCGCCACATGGGTCTGCACGAAATCGCCGGCAAGGGCTCGAACTCGACAATCATGTCGTGGGCGAAGCGTCTTGGCGGTTGGGTAGCGAGCTTCTACACTGGTGACGACGTCCCGTGGTGCGGCCTGGCTGTAGCCGCATGGGTCGCCATCACGCTTCCGAAGGAAAGCCTGCCGGCCAATCCGCTGGGAGCGCTGAACTGGCGGAAGTTTGGCATCGCGCTCTCCACGCCGAGCCTCGGCGCGATCCTCGTCTTCACCCGTAGCGGCGGCGGCCACGTCGGGCTCTATGTCGGCGAAGACCTCACCCACTACCACGTGCTCGGCGGGAACCAGAGCAATTCCATCTCGATCGCCCGCATCGAGAAGGCCCGCCTTGTCGCCACGCGCTGGCCTAGCACCGCTGGAAACCCGATCAGCGGCAAAGTGCACCTGAATTCCAGCGGCGCGCCGCTGTCGAAGAGCGAGGCGTGATGGACCGGCCGAGCTATTCCACCACGAAACGGCAAATCTGGTTCTCCTTCGCCTTCGCCTGGCTCGTCATCTTCGTCATTGCAGGCGGCGGCGTGGCGGGCGTGTCAGAGGCCGTCGACCTCGCCAACATCGTCGTCCCGTCAATGGTCATGCTAATCGCCGCCCTGCTCGGCATCCACCGCGTGACCGGCTCCATGGATTTCCGCGCGGCCCAGGAGCGCGCCGCGGAAGATCCGGCCGTGACGCCGCCCTATGATGCCCGCGCCCAGCCGGGAGGCGCACAATGAGCACGCTCCTCAACAAGGCATTACTGCTGGCGGCCGTCGCCGCGGCGCTGCTACTCACCTTCGCCCTGGTCGTCATGCTGGTGGTTTCGCGCATCGACACCATGATCGCCGATGCCGAGCGCTCCGCGGCCGCTAGCCGCGATGCCCATTGGACAGCGCAGATCGAGCGCACGAACGCCGAGGTAAACCGGCGCATTGCCGACCAGGCCAAGGCCGCACTCGCGATCGAGACAGAAGCCAATGCCCGCGTGCGTGCGGTCGAAGATCAACTTGCCAGCCTGGAGACTGCGAATGCGGCCCTGCCTGACGGCGATGCTTGCGGCCTCGGCCGTGATCGCATCCGCCTGCTCCCACACTGAACGGAAGCCGATCGTGCGGGTCGAGCACCAGCCCGTCGTTCTGCCGGCAAGCGCCAAGCTACCCTGCGCCCGCCCCTCGACCCTCCCGGATCGAGACATGACCTCCGGTGAGGTCACCACCAAATGGGGCGCCGATCGAGCGGCGCTCATGACTTGTGAAACCCGCCGCGCGTCGGCAGTTGCGGCCGTAGATGCCGCCGGAGTTGCCGATGACTGAAGTCTTGAAGGAATGGTTCGGCCTGGTCGCGATCATCATCGCGGTCGCCACCTCGATCTGGAACATCATCTCGTCCGGATCGAAGAAGACGGCGAACGACCTCTCCGAATTCCGGCGCCAGGACGCCGAGGAAAAGAAAGCCCTGGTCGAACTGGTCACCGGCATCGCGCAACGAACGCAGGCGCTGGAAAGCGACATGAAGCATCTGCCCGATGCGAAGGCAGTCTACGAGCTCCGGCTCGCCCTGGAGCAGCTATCCGGGAAGCTCGGCCGGATGGAGGAAAATCAGATTGGCATGTCACGCACCGTGCTTCAGGTGCAGGACTTCCTGATGAAAGGTGCAGCATGACTGACTTCAACGAGCATCTTGCCCGGGATGCGCGCCTGGTAATCCTGAAGGAGCTGGCGAAGCAGACCGACAACCGGCTGAACGAAAGCCTGCTGATGAGCGTGCTCGAAACCTTCGGCCATCGCCGATCGCGCGAGTGGGTCCGCCAGCAGTTGCGCTTCCTGGCCGATATGAACGCGATCTCGCTTGCCGAGGCTGGCACTGTCCTGGTCGCAGAGCTTCGCCGCGCCGGCCTGGAGCATGTCGAGCGGCGCTCGATCATTGAGGGCGTCAACCGGCCTTCGTTGGTGTAATGACCATGGGCCGTAGCCGCCTTTCCAATATCGAGTTGCTGCCTGAGGAATGCACTCCGGTCGTCGCCTGGGCAGCAGGCGAGCTGCAGAAGCGCGATCGCACGCAGACCGAAATCTACAGCGACTTCGTCTCGCAGCTGGAGGCCATCCACCGAGAGCATCGGGGCGAGCTGGAATTTGCGATCCCCTCCTTCTCGGCGTTCAATCGCTACTCTCTGAAGCTCGCGGTGATGACGCAGCGCATCAACCAGACGCGCGATATTGCGAGCACGCTTGCCAGCAAGTTCGACGCCGAGGCGTCCGACGATCTGACGCTAATCGCGGCCGAGGCGATCAAGACGCTGATCTTCGAACTGCTGACGGAAGGTGGCGAAGCCGGCATGGACGCCAAGAGCGCGATGGCGCTGGCCAATGCGCTGCGATCGGCAACGCAGGCGCAGGGAATCTCCACTGCCAGGCGCCAGAAGGTTGAGGCCGAGTTCAAGCAGCAGGCTGAGAAAGCCGTCGAGACCGTCGCCCGGGCGAAGGGGCTCACGGCCGAAACGACTGAGGCCATCCTGTCGCAGATCCTCGGCGTGAAGAAATCATGACCGCGCCGATTACTGAGAGAGAATGGGCCGAGGCCCGCCGAACAGCGACCGAGGTCTTGCCCGGCGTCGTTGAGAAGCTCGGCCTTCCGAAGGCGCTCATCTCCTACCAGGGGCGGGTGCTGGAGCTGCTCGAAAGCTCCGCCTGCCGGGTGCTCTTCGTCGAAAAGTCGCGCCGTATTGGCCTGACCTTCGGGTTTGCGTCATATGCCGCGCTGCGCGCCGGCCGCATGAAGTCGGCCGGCGGCATGGATGTGATGTACATCTCCTACTCCCAGGAGATGACGCGCGAGTTCATCGACGCCTGCGCCATGTGGGCGCGAGCCTTCTCCAACGCCGCCCTCGCCGTCGACGAATTCCTGTTCGACGACAGCGACAAGGAAGGCGAGCGATCGATCCAGGCCTTCCGCATTCGCTTTGCCTCGGGCTTCGAAATCCTCGCTCTGTCGTCGGCGCCGCGCACGCTGCGCGGCAAGCAGGGCGTCGTCATGATCGACGAGGCCGCCTTTGTGGACAGCCTGCCCGAGCTTTTGAAGGCCGCGCTGGCGTTCCTCATGTGGGGCGGTCAGGTCGTCGTCTGCTCGACCCACAACGGGACCGAGAATGAGTTCAACAAGCAGATCCAGGACATCCTCGCCGGCCGCTCGAAGTACGCGCACATCCGCATCGACTTCGACCAGGCGCTCCAGGAGGGTCTCTATGAGCGCATCTGTCTCGTCAACGGGATCGAGTGGACGGCCGAGGGCGAAGCGAAGTGGCGCCAGGAGATCATCGACTTCTACGGCGACGGTGCCGACGAGGAGCTG